CTTTTACCAATAAATGAAAAAAGTGGTAAAAATGAGTGGATTGATGAAACGATGATTCCTCTCCTTTCAGATATTGAACGATATGGGGTTCGGGTCGATACGAAAAAATTTATTGATAGATGGTCCCATGGTTCAAAAAACCTTAATCATGATGTTATCTATACCGAATACAACCCATACACCATTACTTCAAGACCATCCAATAGACATGGAGGTATTAACTTCTCTGCCCTTAACAAAAAAGATGGTTCGAGAGATTGTTTTATACCACGAGACGGGAAACTCTACCTACAATTTGATTACGATGCGTACCATGTTAGAATTATTGGTAAAATGATTCGTTACGATTTACCCACTACATCGGTTCACCAATGGTTGGCAGACCAATATGGATGTTCGTATGAAGATAGTAAAGGAAGAACTTTTAGAATCCTTTATGGTGGTGTGAGTGAGGAAGATAAGAAAATCCCCTTCTTCAAAAAGGTAGATGAATTTATACAAATATCTTGGGAGGCAACTCAAAAGAGTGGTATTATTCAAACACCTAAACGAAGAATTCCATTGGAGTGGGTAGAACAACCAAATGCTCAAAAAGTATTTAACTACCTTCTACAATCAATGGAAACTGAGTTTAACATTGAGGTAATGGAAAAGTTGAGAAAGTCCAAACTTCCTCTACCTATATTATATACTTATGATTCGTTCTTATTCGAGTTCGATGATTCTGAAATAGAAACTATTAAGCAAGTTAAATCCGTTCTCGAAAGTTATGGATTTCCTATCAAAGCCGATTGGGGTAAAAATTATGGAGAAGTTTAAAATATATGTACATCATAGATATACCTATGAATTGTTTTGGTATTTTTTTCATGGAGTTCAAGTAGAACCCAATGATGTGTTGGTTATAAATGAACAAAACAGATATCAAAAACGCAAATGGATTTCTAATGATATTGAAATTCCTATTGAATATAGGGGGAAGAATCTTTTAGTTAAGTTTGTAGATGATAGAGATTGGTATGAAGAAGATGGGTATCATATATTTGATATTACTTTAAATTCACTTCAAACCGGACTAACTTCCGATAGAATGTACTTATATCCAACTCTTCAAGGATTTAGAAATGATATTATTCCGTTTTTAAATAAGTTGCCTAATAAAGTAAAGCAAAATACTCATGTTGTTTGGATAAATTGGGAAGGATTTGAATTATCTGAGGAACATGTAGAGATACAATCTTATTTGGATTCTAATATATCACTATATAATGATAATATAACTAACTCAGATGGAGTGAAATACTTATTTTCTCATTCCTTTATGTCTTTTATATTTCCAGATACAACAGCAACTCGTGAATATTACTTTTTTTATGATTGGTTAAAATTAAAAACTGAGTATGATTCTAAATTATTATATCCTGCAAGACGTATATATGATTCTAAATTATATGTTTCCAAGGCTATTAAAAAAGAATTGAACGAAGATGATGTAGTAATTACTTACTCATCTTTTACCGAATCCGACCATTATATATGGAAACATCAGTATGAAGATAATTATAATGAATTTTTAAAACTACCTAATTTAAAAAAAATAAATAAACGTGGTTATAACATAGAAGATTTTGGTGGAGAGTGGATGCCAAATAATATGGAAGAGGGTATGTGGAAGATGTTTGGTATAGCTGAAGTAAATCTTATTCATGAAAATCCAATGGTACAGTGTTTCTCAGAAAAAACTATATGTCATGTTTTAGCAGGTAAACTCTTTATAGATGTACATTATAGAACTATTCAAAAAATACACAAAGTTATTGAATTACTTGGATATGAAGTTCCCGAATATCCTTTACCTGAGTATGATGACATTACAAATATATTTCCATGGTTACGAGAGCAGATGGATGATGATGTAAAGTGGAGTGATTTAAAATTTAAATTAAGAGAGTGGTTGGAGTATATTAGGAAATGTTTTTTAGAATCCGTTAATACACGAAATAGTTTATTAGATGAGTTGATAAAACTTCCAAATAATATTATTTAATATTTATATACTAATACAATTAATAAAGGAATATAATGAAATACGTTAACATTTTTGCTCTTGCACTCATTTTTTGGAGTTGCACAACCGAACCGACATTCTCACAACAATTAAGAGAATCGGTAATCGTTCAAACAGATATCTTTAAAGTAGAATACTCAGAAACACTTGAACAACCTCTTTGGGTTGAATATACGGTTTTATGTCCTGATGGTGATGCTGATAGGGGTTCAATGGATTTTTGGAAACCAGAAGGAGTAAAAACTTCTGATGATGGTGATTATAAAAATAATGTGTGGGATAAAGGACATTTAGCTCCTGCAGCAGCCTTTAATTGTGATAAAGAAACTCTTAAAAAAACTTTTAGTTTCCTAAACTCTGCATTACAACATGAATCTTTAAATCGTGGTATTTGGAATCGTTTAGAGGAGTTTGAAAGAAATTTAGCAAACTTCTACGAAGTTAAAGTTAGAATTGAAGTTTTATTCGATGATGAACCTGAAAGAGTAAGTGGTGGTGCTGCAATTCCTAAAGGGTTTATAAAAATAATTCAATGGGGTGATAAAACTGTAAAATTCAATTTTCCTAATTCTAATACTAAAGGAACTGATTGGATTGATTATTTGGTAAAATAAAATGAAACAATTAAGTTGGCAAGAATATTTATCAATTAACGAAGGTACTAAACCTTTACAAGAGTTAGTACGTGATTATGAATTATACCAACTTCAGACCGAACAACTACCTCAATATTCTTATAGTTTTTTATTAAACTTTTTTTTACAAAATCATAAGAATGGTGGTATAGTAGAATCCATTACCAAACCATATAGTGGATTTCTTTTACAAGAAAACGGAGATTATATTTTACAAGAGAATGGAGATAAGATATACTTATAGGTAGTCATGGCAAATAAAAGAATCACCGAATTAAACTTACATACATCACCTGAATTGAGTGATGTTTTACCTATTGTTAATGATAATGAAACCAAAAAAGTTTCATATGGTAGTTTAAAACAAAAAATCCAAGATGATGTAGTGGTAAGTGGTTCCTTAAACGATAGTACTTTAACGTTTACCAAAGGAGATTCATCTACTTTTGATATTGAGTTGGGTGGTACTTTTGTAGAACCTGCATATATTTCATGTTATTCTACTTCATCACAACAACTAACTACATCTGGCTCTGAACAACCTGTTATCTTTTCAAGTCTTTGGACAAATCGTGGAGTAAATTTAGTATCAGGTTCTCAACTTGTAATGGAATCTGCCGGAGTTTATAAATTTAACTTTGCAGCTCAAGTTACAAATCCAGATAATGAAACACATTCATCGTATTTTTGGGTAAAATATAATGGAAATAATTTTCCAAATTCAACAACCGAAATGACATTACTACCACGAAAATCATCAGGTCAATCATCTGCTCAACTAATGGTTACAAGTATAGTGGGTGTTGCTCAAAATGATGGTGATTATATAGAATTATATTGGACAGGAGATAGTAATACTATTCAGTTAGAAGAAACACCTACAAATGGTGTGGTGCCTGAAACTCCTTCAATAATCGCAAACATAGTAAGAATAGGATAATATGAATCATTCAGAACTTATAGATAAATTATTACGAGAACTTTCTTATAGAGTTGGTATTGTTGATTTAAAAAACAAGAACCAACATTCTATTATATCCGAAATTCTTTCCGAATGGAATGAATACGAGGCTAAGAAAATCATTATGGAATTTTTAACTGAAAATCCAAATGATACTGAGGGTGATGATAAAGATTATGTACACAAGGGTGCTGGTATTTATGTTCGTAGAGGTGATGAAGATAAAGAAACCGCTCAGAAATATAAGAAAGATGATGGTGGTTCATTACGAGCAATATCGGATGATGAAGCCAATAAAATAAAAAATGCTCAAGGTGATGCTGGTGAGAAAGCAGCAGCAAATACTACTCAAAATCAACAAGGTGGGGATAATGGAATATCGCCGGAAGAAGTTAAAAAACAACAAGATAAGAAATTTGCTTCTGACCCAGCGGTTAAACAGCAAGTTAAGAAGGAAACGGAAACTCGTAAAAAACTTGATGGTAAATCCGATGATGTGGATGGGTATGATATTGAAAAAGTAAAAACTATTAGTACAGAACTATATGGAGAAAATGGTTCAGATAAATTATTACAAAATTCAGAAACTTCCGATGCTGCATTGAAAAATGGATATGTAAAAGGTAAAGATTATGTTGCTCCTGGAAACGCTGGTTCTAATTTTAATGAAAATATTTCAAATGAAGCCTCATTGATATTAGAAAAATATCCTGATTTATCTGAAAATGAATTAGCAGCAATACTTTTTGAAAAAGTTAAAAATACAAAATTAGGAAAACAGCAAAAAGGTACTACGATTGAATCTCCATCTAAAAAAGATAGAGGAATGGTTCCCAAAGGAATCCCCTCCAATCAAAAAGATATATACCGTTCATGTATAATATCAGCTCGTTCTGGAAAAACTAAAAATGATAGAGCTACTAAGGGGACTCGGAGAGCTCAAGAGGAGGTAAATTTTGGAAATAACACCGAACGTAAGGTATATGGTGGAACTACATCGGATTTATCTAATCTAAAATCAGAAATAGAATCAGCTAATAAAATATTCACTTATGATATTGGTACAGATACTTTATATGAAGTTCCAAAAGATATTATGAGTAAGTGGGTACAAAGTTCAGGTGGTGGTGAAAATGCAGCAGATACCGCAGTAATTACGAAAGATGAAAATGGTAATCTTATTTATGATGGTTGGTCCGATAAAAAGGGATTTAATGATATACAAGGAAATTCTACATTAAATGATGATTATACAAAATCAAATCAAAGAGTAGATGAAATGGTATCTGATGGTAAATTGAGTAGTTCAGTTGCGGATTCGGCAAAGGTTATTATATCAGATGCTAAGAAAAAAAGTGATGAGATTGAATCTAATTATAAGAAAGCACCTTTAAAAGAGGCATCTTATTTAAAAACATATAAAGGTAGTAGTAGAGAGAGATTAGTTGATTTTGTTAAAAAACAAGATGAAGGATATGATAAAGCTGGTACAACCAATCATATTCAAACTGCTATGAAACTATATAATGTTAACAATTATGATGAATTATTGGATAGATTATTCGAAGAAGCTGATTCCGGTAAGTTATCAAACGATAGAGCTAAGATTATTACTAGGGTAGCTGAAATGGAAAAAGTTTATATTCAATCTAATGAGGAGATATTACCACCGGGATTGGATACTCAACTTATTTTATCAAATGCTAGGGATTCTGCATTAAAATTACAAAAAGATACAATAGAACAACTCAATCAGTTGGAAGGAAAAACAAAATCAGGTAAAGCAAAAAGATTGGGTGATTTGATAGGATTTCAAGAAACGGTAGATTTTTTACATTTGGATAAAATAAATAAACCAAAAAACGAAAACGACTTTGAATCCATATTAAAAAGAAATACGCATTTAGTAATGGGTGGTGTGGATATACCACCAAGCAATATACAAGATTGCTTGGGTGTAGATGACTTATCTGATTATGAGGATAATTTTGAAGTAGTTACTGATGAACAAGTAATTAAAGATAAAGAAACACAGAAATATACCACAGGAAAAGTAGTTTATATATACGCTATATCTAAGGGAGGTAAACGTAAATTTATAGGGGAAAAACGATATCGTTCAAAACAAGGACCAACAGGTAAAACATCAAATACAATACAATGGTCTAAAGAGATGCAGACCTGTTTTGATTCTAAATAAAAACTAAATACTATTAATGTATTAATACTATCATTCCTATATTTTTGAATATAGTGTAATTTTATAGTTTTACAAAAAGGTATATTATATTTATATAGGAACTAAATAGAATAGGACTATATAAATGCGTACTCAACTACTTTGTACATTTACCACAAAAGAAGAGTTACAAAATACCCTCCAAAATATTCGTGAAAATTATCATATAGTATATAACTATATTTACGTCTTACAGAATAAGGGTAATTTGGATGAACTTTTTGTAACTTATAATATAGATACATCATATAAGCCAACTTACCCACTTCGTGATACGATTTTGGTTCATAGAAAAAAAGAAAGTAATACTCTATACACTATCAATGCCCTTAATGAATTAGTTAAGGAAGAAAATGGGGGTGTATTAGATAAAACCTTTTCTATTGATTGGAAAAAATTTAAAAATTCTATCATCGTAACCAATACCGAAGGAACAAAGAAAATATCTACCAGAATTTTCGAAGTGATAGAATTTAATTCAAAATAAATATAATCTTTTTAATATCTATATATTTATATATAAATAATATTGTATGTTAGATAGTATTCATATTTTTGATGATATAATATCAAAAGATAACCAAAATTTTTTAGAAAAGTATTTAAAAAATACCAATCTCAAGTGGGATTATGGTAATAATTTAGAATATTTAAAAACATCGGAAAAATCTCCACAATCTGTTCTAAGGCCTGAAAACATTGGTAATGATAGTATTGATAATTTAATAAATGAAATTCAAAATAATACATTATCTAAATTAGATACAGATATTTTAACTAATTACAGATATAAAGTAAATTGGTTAAGAGTTTCAGATACTCCTGAAAACTTTGATAATAAGAAAGTAATGCATATTGATAGGTATGAACCGCATATATCTATTGTCTATTATATAAATGATACCGATGGTGATACTCATTTTTATGATTTAATCAATGGCGATACATTTCAATGGATGAATTATATAAAGAATAATGAATATCATAGGTTTCAACATAAAAAATCATGTTCCCCAAAAAAAGGTAGAGTTGTTGTATTTGATGGTTCTATTTTTCATCATTCATCTTATCCAACTCAACAAGATAGATATGTGGTAAACTTTAATAGTGTAATAAAGACAAACCCCAAAGGGTTATTTTAATATGAAAAATATTTATATAATAGGAGGAGGTACCGCGGGTTGGTTAACTGCTATATTTTTGAGCAAATTCCATTCTAAATCCAATGTAACTTTAGTTGAAAGTAAATCAGTCGGAATTGTAGGTGTTGGTGAGGGAACCACTCCTGTAATTCGTAGATTTTTTGATAGATTGGGAATTAACGAACAAGATTTTCAGAAAAATACTAATTCAACTAGAAAAGTGGGTATTCACTTTAAAAATTGGTGTGGAGATGATAATTTCTTTAACCATGATTTCTACACCACCAATAGTTCAAATTATGCATATCACTTTGATACCTACACATTGGGTGAGTACTTTAAAAATATAGCTAAAGAACGTGGTATAAACTATATTCAAGATGATGTTATTGATTTTAAATTTAAAGGAGAAAATATTCACCAAATATATTTAAAAGATAATGGTGTAGTTGATACTGATTTTATATTTGATTGTAGTGGGTTTTCTCGTTTAGTATTGGATAAACAAATGAAATCAGAATGGATATCAGTTAAACAATATCTTACTCTTAATTCCGCACTACCATTTTATTTACCAAACGATACTCCATTATTTTCAAATTCAAATACACGAACCGATGCAATAACCATGAAATATGGGTGGTTGTGGAGAATACCATTACAAGATAGAATGGGATGTGGATATGTATTTGATTCAAATTATGTATCAGATGATGATGCAAAAAAAGAAGTTGAAGAATACTTGGGTAAATCAATTGATTTTAAAAAACGTATATCATTTGAATCTGGTTACTTTAAAGAAGTGTGGAAAGGAAATTGTATTTCAATTGGATTAAGTGGGGGGTTCTTTGAACCATTAGAGGCAACTTCAATTATGACAATTATAATTCAATTAGAGGCTTTGTATGGTAAACAATTGATAAATGATGAGAGGGATTTTTATAACACTCATATTAGAAATGTAAATGAACAAGTTTTAAACTTTATCAAATATCATTATGTATGTGATAGAAACGATACTAAATTTTGGCAAGATTACAAAACACATGATTTACCACTTAAATTACAGAATTTATTAGATTCTAATAATAGATTGAAAGTGTTGGATGAAAATAAATTAAGAAAAATATTAGAAATACCTGTAATCGATAATGTATTTTCGGTTCCAAGTTATCTGATTTTAAGTAAGGGAAATTTTAAAAGAATAAAAAATCAATTATTTTAATATGAGTAATATAGAAGAAATAAAACTTAACGATAACATAACAATACATCGTTCTCAATACAATTGGAGATATCCAAAAGATATACTGATAAATCGAGTTAAGCAAAATCTATCACATGCTTCTTTATCGGATTTTACTACAAGTAACTTTGTAATTCAAAGTAAGGAAATTAATTCATTAAAATCATATTGTAGAGATTTAGCTATTCAAGTTCTCGGTCATACATTTGATTCATTATCAAATTATGTAGAACAACATTGGATATATGCTTCTAATAGAAATACTAATATAAATTTAGGTGAAGCGGAAATATTTCATAATCATCTAATTACAATAACAACATCTAATTCAGTACCAATTCCTAATATAAAAACAGATATATCTTATTGTGTTTATTTAAATGTACCAAGTGATTTAAATGGTGAAGATGGTAAATTGGTTTTTAAAGATAAAAACGGAGAAGAAGTATCCATTTTGCCAAGAACTGGTGATATTTTATTTTTTAATCCTACTTATTTACATAAACCAAACTTTATTCATCATTCAAAAGAAGAAAGAATTGCGGTTTGTTCTAATTTAACCATAAACTTATCTGAATATTCTGAAAAGAAAATACTAATATGATAGATGTAAAGGATATATTTAATTCATGGGTTCGTTCCATTAATCCAACGGATGAACAATTATCTCTTGCAAATGCTAGATTTGAAGTTTGTTTACAATGTGAATTTAAGAGAGAAACCATATCCAGTAAAGATTGGTCTTTGGTATGTGGTGCATGTGGGTGTCCTTTAAAAAAGAAAATATATTCAACCGCAACTAACCCATGTCCAAAAGAAAAATGGAAAAATATAGATAAAACTCATGGTTTAAACCCATCTAAAAAAAATACAAGTACTTTATTTTAAGAAACTATATATTTATAAACATAACAAAAAGGGAATTTTTACGATATGAAAGGAACACTAATTGGAACCGATTACCTCGAACAAGGGGATTCGGTAAAAATATTAGAAATAAATACTAACACTGCTATATATCATGATGGTGTAGATTATTTAAATTTTCAACCACTATTTGATACTATGGTATCAAATAACATTACCGAATTTCATTACATATATACTGAATTAACATCAGTTGCACCATCTGGAAAAACGGAAAATAGTGTTGTTAGTAAATTGAAACAACTATGTAACGATAATAATATTTCATATAACGAATATATAGTTCCAAAAAATTCAATTACAGTTCCTGTAATTGAAGATTCTGATAATAAATTTATTTTAAGACAAGCATTTGATACTTCTGCAATTGTAGATTCATTATACACCGCAGATAAATTTGAATTTTTTAGTTTAATGAGTGGTTCATCTCATATACCTAAAACATATTTTTCATCATCGGATGATGAGTTATTTTTAGATGAATTATCTGATGTTGATTATACTTTAGGAAATCATCCTAACTTATTGGAAAAAAGTAGATATCCAAACTATGATTTAAATTCATTACCTAAGATATTTAAAGTGAATAGTGATGAAGAAGTATCTACTCAAAAAGAATTACTAGATAGTCAAGATAACTTACTTCAAGAATTTATTTATGATGATGCTAATGTTATTAATAATTACTATTCAACTATTCGTAGTTATGATGTAATATTTGGTTCTACATTGGATATACTTAATTTGGGTGCATATAAAATATCAAGTGTAGTTGATATGGATTTTACACCAAGTACACTCTTGGAAGCTACCAAAGAATATAATAACAAAACAAGAGCAAAGTATATTACTAAAAATGTTGTAAGGTCTATTAAAATGACATATCACACGGATATTGAGAGTGATATATTGATGGCAGATGGTACAATTAGTAATGTAGTTGATTTGAATATCGGTGATAATATCAGAACACTAACTTTTGATTTTATTGCAGGTGGACCTGAATCAGGTTCTAAAATAACCGAAGAGTTTGAAACTCACTATGGCTCCATTGACTTTACGAGTTCATCTTTACAAGAAGTTAACTCTGAATTGATTTCAACACAATCACAGGTAACAGATGTACTTATGATTGAAGTTGGATTAGAGACTGGTCAAAAATGGTTAGATACTGCCACGTGTATGTATTATATTGAGGCTTCTGGTTCTGATATGACTTACTTTGAGGCGGTTAATAAATTTGTAGTTGGTGATAAAATTTTAACATACAACAAAACAAATGGTGAACTTTCTAAAAAAGAAATCACTTCATTAGATATTGTATATAGTGAAAATCAAAGTATCTATAACTTAGATTTTGAACCATTCGATTATTTCTTAGTTGATATTGATAATGATGATTTTACTATCATGCACAACGTATGTACGGGGTGTTCTTGGTCAGCATGTGGTAACTATTGGTGTGATTCCTCATGTATCGGATGTGGATTTGGTAGTGGTGGACAAAAATAATTTAAAAAAGGTATATTATAATGGAAAATACAAGAGAAAGTAGAACAGACGAATTAATTAAATCAAGAATAACTCCAGTTTCAGCTGAGTTAAATTTAAAATTAAATACTGCTTTTGCTGAAGTGGTGGATAGAATTAAGGAAAAGCATTTATCTTAATCAAACACAAATACAAACAAAAACCCATGTAATAATTTATATGGGTTTTTATTTAAAAAGATTTGGATATCTGAAATCTTTTTACTATCTTTACATGGTAAAAGATAAGATATGACCCGTAAAGAAATTCAACAAGTTACAGAAGATGTTTATAACAAAGTTATAAATCACTATGGTGAATCTAAACATCATCAAACCCCACCTTATATTGCAATCGAAGATACTCCCTTTTCTGATGAGGAAGTACCGAAAGACCTCTATGGGGAGTATTGTTCTATGATGAACGAGGTAACTTTATATTGGAAGAACATTCCTTCCTTAGAAGTCCTTATTCGTACCTTAGTTCACGAGTATCAGCATTACTTACAATCTCCTTCTTGGATGAAACGATATTATAACATGGGTTATAATTATAATGACCACCCATATGAAGTAGCTGCTTTCAACGAAGAAGAAAATTGGAAATCATTTATTTAAAAATTATCTATATGTTATCAGACCAATTAAAACAAATGACAGAAGAACTTTTAAAGTTAAAGACTATAAAAACTCCTTCGGTGGATGACAAATTAAAAATCCAAAAACTACAACAATCTTTAGATTCAATTTTTGAAGAAGAGTAATATGATAAAACAATTATCGCCTACCGATTGGGCAATTATGGAAAAATTATCTGAATCTCAAATGGAGATGTTGGGTGATGTTTTAAGTAAATTAAATAGAGATGATTCATCGTTAGATTTAAATCATAAACTAGCTGGTCAAATAGATGATGAGTATAATATAGAATATCCACAAGAAATAAAAGATTTTTTGTTTGATACGTTGAGAAAATATAAACCTCAGATTACTAATATAGAATCCACTTACACAACCCCAAAATCATATACTAATTTTGAATTTAGATTTAGGGAAGATTCTTGGGTAAACTTTCAAAAGAAATTAGAATATAATCCAATACACCATCATAGTGGAGATTTTTCATTTGTTATCTGGTATAAAATTCCATATAAGAAAGAAAATGAAGATAAAATAGGACCAGGAAAAAATGATAACTTAAAAACTAATGGTAGCTTTGCATTTATTTATGATATTGCACCAGGTAAAGTTGATACGAAAATAATACCAGGTGATACTACCATGGAGGGTACCTTATTAATTTTTCCAGCAAATTTAGGACATTGTGTGTATCCATTTTACACATCCGATGAAGAACGTATATCATTTTCAGGTAATTTTTATCATAAATCGGATTATGAAGTAAAAATAATCAATACTTTAATGTAATTATATTTGGATACTTCAAAAAAATATCGTATCTTTGTAAAACAAAATAAATAAGTTATATATGGCTAAAAAAACTACCCCCTCCCCAACTGTAACAAATAAGAGGGAACATAAATTAAACATCAAACCTATTGGTGAACAAGAATATGAGGTTATCAGATATGATAATCCTGAAATAGTGGATGAGGTGGAAAAACTTTATCCTGAAATGACAATGGAATTCAAACGAATTCTATTCGACCAATATGAGCTGTTCTGTAAAAAACAAAGTAATTACGGTCCAGAAAATATTTCGTTGGGTTCTAAATTAGAAACTGATGAAGAACAGAAAGTATCACTCACCGGTCTTTGGTTCAGAATGAACGATAAAATTATGAGATTAAAACAACTCGTAGTTTTAGGTGGTAAAGATAATGTAGGAGAATCTATAAATGATACTTATCAAGACCTTTCAGTATATGGAATCATTGCCCAAATTGTCAAGAGTGGTAAGTGGGGAAAATAATTCAAAAAATATTAGGAAGTTTGAATAAACTTTCGTATCTTTGTATCAATAAAATAGTTAATAACTTTAACAAAAAAAGTGTAAGAAAATCGGTAAATCTTATACTTATATGTACACACCGCGAGTAGGAAAAGACTCGTAAATAAAACCGTAAAACACTTAATAATTAACATTTAAATTTAAACAAGATGGCTTTAGACATTAACGCAATCAGAGGTAGACTGAACAAACTACAAAACACACAACGCAAATCCGATAACCTCTGGAAACCAACTCCAGGTAAACACCAAGTTAGGATTGCACCTTACAAGTTCAACAAAGATAACCCTTTCATCGAACTTTATTTCCACTACAACATTAACAACAAAACTTATCTTTCTCCGATGTCTTTCGGTAGACCTGACCCTATTGTTGAGTTTGCTGAAAAACTTAAAAGAATGGGTGATAAAGAGGATTGGAAAGCCGCAAAAGCGATGGAGCCAAAGTTGAGAACTTTCGTACCTGTTATCGTAAGAGGTGAAGAAGGAGAAGGAGTTCGTTTTTGGGGATTCGGTAAAACTGTATATCAAGAAATTCTTGGTTATATTGCGGATCCAGACTATGGTGATATTACTGACCCAACAAGTGGTAGAGATTTAACTATCGAGTACACATCAGCAGAAGATGCGGGTACTTCTTATCCAACAACTACTATTAGAGTAAAACCAAAAGAATCTCCAATTTCAGAAGATGCAACTCGTGCAAAAGATTTCATTGAAAATCAAACTGAAATTACCGATTTATATTCAGAGTTATCTTACGATGAATTAAAAGGTGTATTAGAGGGATGGTTGAATCCAACAGATGAAGGAGCTGGACAAGTATCAAACTCAGAACCTATCTTTAATCAAAAAGCAGAATCAACTGAAGCTGTATCTGAAGATATGGGTGGTTCTCAATCTGTTTCTCAACAAGTATCAGAAAAGAAAACAGATGATGTAGCTGCTGCATTTGATGACTTATTCAACTCGTAAATAGACCAAACTTATGGCAAAGAAAAAAGAACAAGATTTGGACTTGGCAAGTATTCTAGCGAATACTTTGAACAAAGAATCCAAAGAAAACAAAGTTGCATTCTTCTTGGATGATGATACTGCACCTACGAATGTGGATGGTTGGGTATCGACTGGATGTGCAATGTTAGATGTTGCAATTTCTAACCGCCCGTATGGTGGATTGCCTGTTGGTAGAATCGTTGAATTAACGGGACTTGAACAAAGTGGAAAATCATTAGTATCAGCACACCTCTTAGCTGAAACACAAAAGCTAGGAGGAGTTGCGGTACTCATAGATACAGAAACTGCGGTAAGTAGAGAATTTTTAGAAGCAATCGGTGTGGACGTTTCTAAATTACTTTATGTATCAGCAGATTCAGTAGAACAGATTTTCGATATAACAGAATCTATTATAGAGAAAGTTCGAGAAACATCAAAAGACAAGTTAGTAACTATTGTAACCGATTCAGTTGCAGCTGCCTCAACCAAAGCTGAACTTGCATCTGATTATGGTAAAGATGGATATGCTACTGACAAAGCAATCATCATCTCGAAAGCGATGAGAAAAATTACCAACATGATTGGTAGACAGAAAATCTTATTAGTTTACACAAACCAACTTCGTCAGAAGATGAACGCGATGCCGTTCGGTGACCCTTGGACTACAAGTGGTGGTAAAGCTCTGGCTTTCCATGCATCTGTACGATTAAGATTAAAAGGTACTGGACAAATCAAAATGAAGGTTGGTGGAAACGATAAGATTGTAGGAATGAAAGTTCGTGCACAAGTTGTAAAGAATAGAATGGGACCACCATTACGTTCTACTGATTTTGAAATATTCTTTGATAGAGGAATCGATAATTATGGTTCATGGTTAAAGGTAATGAAAGATGAGAAACTTGTTAAACAAGCCGGTGCATGGTATACCTATGTAGATACCGAAACTGGTGAAGAACACAAATTCCAATCTAAGGATTTCATCACAATGATGGATGAAAACGAAGAATTGAGAGACCAGATTTATAAAAAGATATGTGAATCACAAATCTTACAATATAAATCAGATACTCTTGATATAGATAACATGGAAGTCTCTACCAGTGGTGCTGGTATGGATGATTAAAACTTAAACAATGAGAAATACTTTATTAGAGGCAACGAAAAAACATGCCGAAGGGCACGTTGCAAAACATGTGGCAAATGTTGAGGTGTATTTAAATCAATCAGTTGGTATTGGTGAACATTCTGATATAATCGAGGCAATCGAATTAGAATTAGAACACATCGCTAAATACCAAGACCAGATTGATGTATTAGATAAATACTTCCCAACAGAAAAACACAGGTTATAATGAAAGAACTATACAAGAACATTTTAGAGTCAGTTAAAACCAAATAGAGATGACTTACACACAAGCACTAGAAGCAGTAGTGGATTGGAAAGAGAACAATCCTGAGAAATTCCAAGCATGGGAATGGTTTGGTAAAGGTATTAATGAAGCTGAATGTTGGCAATATAACTCTTGTGGTAATGAGGATGTGATACCATTTCAAAAAGCAGTTGGTGAGTTTAGTGTTGAATATGACCTCTGGCATCGCGAACAATACCAAGACCAGATTGATGTATTAGATAAATACTTCCCAACAGAAAAACACAGGTTATAATGAAAGAACTATACAAGAACATTTTAGAGTCAGTTAAAACTGAAAGAACCTATAATATCGATAAACACAAGAATTCTCGTGTGTTGATTATCGATGGGTTAAATACCTTTATCAGATGTTGGTCATCAATACCAACGATGAATGATGATGGTGACCATGTTGGTGGAGTAACCGGTGTGTTAAAATCAATAGGGTATGCAATCAGACAAACTCAACCGACTCGTGTTGTTGTAGTGTTCGATGGTAAGGGAGGTTCTACCTCTCGTAAAAAGAAGTTTGGTGGATATAAAGCCCAACGTGATTCAAATAAACTTAGGGTCAATAGACAATATGCAGATTTGATGAACGATGAGGATGAAAGAGAATCTATGAAAAGACAGTTCGTTTGGTTAAACGAACTGTTGGATGGATTACCTTTAACAACTATGATATACGATGGTGTTGAAGCCGATGATATCATGGCTTATATCACCACCAACATCTTAAAGGAAGATGAACAGGCGGTGATTATGTCAACTGATAAGGATTTCTTACAATTGGTTGATGATAAAACCATCGTCTGGTCACCTACCAAAAAGAAGATGTATAATAAAAAAGTGGTAAAGGAAGAATTTGGTATCGAATCCAAAAACTTACTTCTTTACAGAGTTTTGGATGGTGATAAATCAGATAATATACCTGGCGTTTATGGGTGTGGTATTAAGACTGTAATCAAACGATTTCCAGAACTTACCGAAGATGTTAAACTTTCGGTAGATGATTTATTACAATTAGCAGAACAAAAGAAAGAAGAAACCAAAGGTAAGATTAAGATATACAATGATATCATAGAAGCCAAAAAACAAATTCTTTTAAATAGAGAACTAATGCAACTTGATAATGTAGATATATCGGGTATAGTTAAAATGAACGCATTGGATAGGTTTAATGAACCAATTAAACCAATTAATAAAATGAACTTCATGAAAATATTATTAAAATACAAAGTAGTGAATAATTTCGGCGATATTAATGATTGGTTAAAATCAACCTTTGGAAATATTATTACCGATTAAATTTGGAGATATGATGAAATAATCGTATCTTTGTATCAAAGTTATAAACAGAGTCATAAATGCAAGAAATAGATACTTTAGCGAAATACGGGCAGTCATTTCAATCCAAAGTAGTTTCTGCACTTCTAACTGATAACAAATTTCTCGATACAATATCAGATATTGCACATACAAAGTTCTTTGAGAACGAGGCAAATAAATGGATTGTTGGTGAAATATTAGATTATCATTCAGAATATAAGAAACCACCTACATTAGATGTATTCAAGGCACTTCTTACAAAGGTAGATAATGAAGTGATTAAAACTACCGTAGTGGAACAATTACGGCACATCTATACCCAAGTAGGACAAGTAGATTTTGAGTACGTTAAAAACGAGTTTACAGATTTCTGTAAAAACCAAAATCTTAAAAATGTAATTCTCCAATCAGTAGATTTACTCAAAGCCGGTTCGTATGATAGAATCAAGGATTTGGTAGATGCTGCAATGAAAGTTGGTAATGATACTAACTTGGGACATGATTACATTGAAGATTTTGATTTACGTGCAGATGAAGTAGAACGAGTAGTTGTTGGTACTGATTGGGAACCCATTAATGATTTAATGGGTGGTGGATTAGGGCCAGGAGAACTTGGAGTAGTAGTTGCTCCATCTGGTGTAGGAAAAACATGGATACTCTCAGCAATGGGAGCATCTGCTGTACGGCAAGGTTTGAATGTGGTGCATTATAGTATGGAATTATCTGAACACTATGTGGGCCAGAGATATGATGTACTATTCTCACATATACCAACCGCTGATTTAAAATCAAAACACGAAGAAGTTAAACAAAAAGTAAAAGGACTCAAGGGGAACTTACTTATTAAGTATTTTCCACCAAAAGGTGTTACAGTAAAAAAGTTACAACAACATATTGAGAAAATGAACTCGATGGGTAACAAGCCCGATGTTATCATTGTAGATTATGCAGACCTTTTACTATCCCATTCTAATAAGACTGACTCTACTTATGCGGAACAGGGGGGAGTTTACATAGACCTTCGTGGTATGAGTGGTGAATTGGGAATCCCAATTTGGACCGCATCTCAAACCAACCGTTCAGCAATTGATTCGGAAGTTATCGAAGCTGATAAGATTGCTGATTCGTATGCAAAGGTAATGAATGCAGATTTCATTATGAGTTTTAGTAGAAAATCTAAGGATAAATTAAATAATACTGCTAGGGCACACGTAATGAAAAACAGATTTGGGCCCGATGGAATTACTTTCCCTTGTAAAATGGATACTTGGACTGGAACGATTGATATCTATGATGGAAATTCACCAGATGGAGTAATCGCAACCAAAGAAGCCGCAAGTGGTGCATTAGAAACGAAAAAACTTTTACATAAAAAGTATGTAGAGGCTAGTGGGTATTAGTATATAGAAAATATGGGTAAGTGTATCAAAAAATTATCACACCCTCAATAAAAAATCAGTAGTGTATAGAATAATACAAAACTAAAAAAAAAATTATCAAAAATCCATTTCGTTTTTGGATATATATGATAATTATAAACACCCCACTAACTAAAGGTGGGTAATACTAACAATTAAAAATTAAATTTTATGGCAAATTCACAAGAAATTTTCGAACAAATTAAAGAGTTGTACATCCAGTTCGAAGCAGAACACAATGGAACAACTAAAGCTGCTAAATCAAGAGCAAGAAAAGCAATTGGTGAAATCAAGAAACTTGTTACAGATTACAGAAAAGTATCAGTAGAAGAAAACAAGTAAGAAAGATAACACTATGAGCAAATTATTCCAAGAAAGAATTCCTTTCAAACCATTTGAATATCCAATATACTATACCGAAGGTTGGTTGAAACAAGCACAGGCCTTTTGGTTACATACTGAAATCTCTATGCAAGGGGATGTTAAGGATTGGAATGAGAATCTTACCAAAGAAGAAAAACACTTGGTTGGTAATATCCTATTGGGATTTGCTCAAACCGAATGTGCAGTTTCTGATTATTGGACAAATATGGTAACCGATTGGTTTCCTAAACACGAAATAAGACAGATGGCAATGATGTTTGGTTCCCAAGAAACAATCCACGCAACTGCATATTCATATTTAAATGAAACATTAGGGTTGGATGACTTTTCAGCATTTTTGCATGAACCTGCAACAGCTGAAAAGTTTGAACTCTTAACACAAACTACAAACCAATGGACTCATGAAGATTTGGCAACAAATCCAATCGCAAGAAAAGAAGTAGGACGTTCATTAGCAATATTCTCGGCATTTAGTGAGGGAGTATCTTTATACTCATCTTTTGCAGTTCTTTACTCATTCCAAATGAGAAATCTTCTAAAAGGTATAGGACAACAAATGAAATGGTCTGTTCGTGATGAATCATTACACTCTAAAATGGGATGTCAATTATTCAGACATATGTGTGAAGAATTTCCAGAACTATTAGAAGATGCAAAAGAAGGTATCTACGAAGCAGCAAAACTTATCATAAATTTAGAATCCAACTTTATTGATAAAATGTTTGAATTGGGAGATTTAGAAAATCTCAAAAAGAAAGATTTAAAAAACTTTATCATCAAAAGAGTAAATGAAAAGTTACAAGAGTTGGGTTATTCTCCAACTGAAGGAACTGATGATTACTTTAAATTTGATAAAGATTCAGCAGCAGAATTAGATTGGTTTTATCATTTAACTGGTGGAGCAACACATACCGATTTCTTCGCTATTCGTTCAACTGATTATTCAAAAGCAGGTGAAGGTGAAGATTGGGGGGATTTATTTTAAAAAAACAATAGTATGACATTTGATGAATTAATACAATCCGTAACCCAATGGGCCGAGGATAAAGACATATTGAAACCAGAGAACGCACCAAAACAAATGTTAAAGGTGTTAGAAGAAGTAGGTGAAACCGCTGGAGCACTTCTAAAGTCAAACGAGGAAGAAATCAAGGATGGGATAGGTGATTCTTTTGTAACTCTAATTATCCTTTCTAAACAATTGGGATTATCTCCACAAGAATGTTTAGAAGCTGCATGGAACGAAATTAAAGACCGACGGGGCAAAACCCAAGGTGGGGTTTTTGTAAAAGATGAAAACTAAAAGAGAGTATTACAAACGAAATGTAATTACACATGGTGATTCTATTAAACATTATCCAAGTGGAACATCTATTTTGATGGATATGCTTATTAGAGGTATAAAATACAATTGTATTAGATTTAAACGAAAGAAATAAAATTATAGTAATGGCAAAAAATTACGGAGAAGAATTGGGTTGGGAATTGGGAGTTGATTTTCCAGAATGGGGTAATACTGAGATATATGTGAAAACTATATCTAAAGGTTACTTATTAAATGGAGAAAAACCCAAAGATGCCTATTGGAGAGTAGCAACAAAGGTAGCACAAAGATTAAACAAACCACAGATGGCATCAAAGTTTTTTGATTACATTTGGAAAGGTTGGTTAAACTTGGCAACACCTGTACTTTCAAACACCGGTACTGATAGAGGTTTACCAATCTCTTGTTTTGGTATCGATGTTGCAGATTCAATCTTCGATATTGGTTCTAAAAACTTAGAACTAATGTTACTTGCAAAACATGGTGGTGGGGTTGGTATTGGTATCAACCAAATCAGACCAGCTGGTGCACCAATTACTGGCAATGGAACATCGGATGGTGTAGTACCATTCGCAAAGATTTACGATTCTACTATTCTTGCAACTAATCAAGGTTCAGTTCGTAGAGGTGCAGCATCAGTAAACTTAAACATCGAACATGGTGATTTCGAAGAGTGGTTAGAAATCAGAGAACCAAAGGGAGATGTAAATAGACAATCGCTTAACCTTCACCAATGTGCAGTAGTAGGTGATAAGTTTATGAGGAAATTGGAGAACGGGGATGAAACCGCACGAAGAAAGTGGGGTAAACTACTTCAAAAGAGAAAAGCTACAGGAGAACCTTACATAATGTACAAGGGGAATGTTAATAAACAAAACCCAGAGATGTACAAAGTAAATGGTTTGAAGGTACATATGACAAACATCTGTTCTGAAATCACTTTACATACTGATGAATCTCATTCATTCGTATGTTGTCTTTCTTCACTCAACTTGGCAAAATATGATGAATGGAAAGATACAGATTTAGTTTATACCGCAACTTGGTTCTTAGATGGAGTTCTTTCAGAATTTATCCAAAAAGCTAAGAACTTAAAAGGATTCGAAAACTCAGTTCGTTCTGCAGAAAAAGGTAGAGCATTAGGATTGGGTGTATTAGGATGGCACACTTACTTACAGAAAAATGGTATTCCATTTGAAGGAATGGAGGCACAATTTGAAACTCGTAAGATTTTCTCTCAATTAAAGATTGAATCAGAAAGAGCATCAAGAGATATGGCAGTTGAATATGGTGAACCTTTGTGGTGTCGAGATAGTGGTATGAGAAATACTCACCTACGTGCAATCGCACCAACAGTATCTAACTCTAAATTAAGTGGTGATGTATCTGCTGGTATTGAACCATGGGCTGCAAACGTATTTACTGAACAAACATCTAAAGGAACTTTCATTCGTAAGAATAAAGAATTAGAAAAAGTTCTAAGAAAAATTGGAATCAACACCAAAGAAACTTGGGATAAGATTATGGCTGATGGTGGTTCTATTCAAGATTTACAACAATTAGATGAATTTAGATACTTGGATGGGAAGTTGGTAAAGAAAGAAGATATATCAGAAATGGATTATGATAAATCATTTAACATTAAAGATGTATTTAAAACTTTCAAAGAAATTAACCAATTAGATTTAGTAAAACAAGCTGGTATTAGGCAACAATATATAGACCAATCAGTATCACTTAACTTGGCATTCCCATCTACGGCAACTCCGAAGTGGATTAATCAAGTAACGATGGAAGCTTGGAAACAGGGTGTGAAAACACTTTACTATATGAGAACCGAATCTGTGTTAAGAGGTGATATTGCAACCAAAGCAATGGATCCTGATTGTTTAGCATGTGATGGGTAGAATATTAATTTAATAGGAGAAAAAAATGATTGAAGTAAAAAAATTCTACGCAGTGTGGTGTGGACCTTGTAAAATGTTAACACCTGTTATGGAAAATGTAAAATCTAAATTCAATGAAATATCATTCTTAGATGTAGATGTTGATAAAGATTTTGAAATTGCTCAAAAATATTCAATTCGTTCGGTACCTACTGTAGTGGTAGAAGTAGATGGTAAGGAAGTTCAGAGATTCGCTGGATTACAATCTGAAATGGCTTACACCAATGCACTAAATGAAATAAAAAGTGCATAAAATATTTGGTTTATCCAAATAAATTTCGTATCTTTACATAAAACAAATAAAATGCCAATATTAAGAGGTCAGTCTCATCCTAGCGCTAAACTAACGGATGAGCAGGTTATACAAATAAGAAAGTTATGGGCGATGGGACATCGTAATGTAGCTGTAATAGCTCGTAATAATAGAGTATCTCCTGCCAACGTTATCAAAATAGTTAGGATGCAAACATGGCAACATCTAAACGAATTTTGGTCTGGTAGTTTATGAAAGAGGATAAGGTATATTGTGATACTTCTAAATTATCAATAAGAGCTATAAACAAATCGGTAGCGAAAGATATCATTATCAATAATCATTATAGTGGATTGTGGACAAAGGTTTCTTACGCTATTGGTTTATTTACTTCCGATATAGAAGAACACCCATTCTTTAGTGGTGTTGAAGATAAATTAATTGGAGTTGCATGTTATGGTGACCCAATTGGTAGGTTGAGTGGACAATCTATATCTGAAATGTTAGATAGAACCGAAGTTTTGGAATTGGTAAGATTATTTGTTTTTGATGGGTATGGTTCTAATATAGAAAGTTGGTTCTTAGGAAAGACATTTGATTGGTTACGAGAAAATGTACCACAAGTGAAGGGATTGATATCATATTCAGACCCGAAAGAAGGACACGCTGGAACTATATATCAAGCAACCAATTGGATTTACCAAGGAAACTCTTTACGATTTAATGATAGTTGGTCATTTAAGTTTGATGAAAATGGTGAGTGGCAACATGGTAGAACTATATTTCCATACTATGGTACCAATAACCCCACAGAAATTCAGAAGCAGGTAACTAAGCCATTTTGGATTAGAAAAGAACCAAGAAAGCATAGATACGTTTATATTCTTTCAAAGGGTGGTGAGAGAAGAAAGTTATTGAAAAATTTAAAACATCCATCACTACCATATTCAAAGAATACTGAAATTGAAGAAATGGAAATTCGCAAATTAGAACCAATTGAAGGAGGAGAATAAACATTACGTGGATACATCCAAAATTACAATCAGAGAAATCAGTAAAGCAGCTGGTAAGGATATGATTGTAAAGTATCATTATACACACGCATTTTCAATGTGTAGGTATGCACTTGGTATATTTTACGAAACCGATACCGAAGATGTATTGGGTAATACTGAACAACTCATAGGTTGTCTTATTTATGGATATCCAGTGGGTAGGTCAGCAGTAACTTCGGTAATTGATGGATTGGGCAAAGATGAGTGTTTAGAGTTAACACGATTGTTCATACACGATGGTTATGGTTCTAATATTGAATCATACTCAATGGGACAATCTTTTAAGTGGTTAAAAGAAAATGCACCTAATATAAAGATGTTGATTTCTTATTCTGATTCTGAGCAAGGACATCTTGGTGGAATTTACCAAGCAACAAATTGGTTATTCCAAGATACATCACAAATACAACTGATGCCAAACTTTAGTATATCATTAACTAAAGACCCTTATAAGTGGATACATTCAAGAACTGTATTTTCTAAGTGGGGTTCACATAATATAGAAAAACTAAAAGAGGCAGTTGGTAAAGATGGTTATAAAGAATTTTGGAGAAAGAAAGAAGCACCTAAGAATAGATACATTCAGATATTAGGTCAAACTAAAGGAGAAACTAAGAAGTTGAAATCAAAATTGAAACACAAAGTTTATCCTTATCCAAAGAACTTAGAAGATTATTTACCAAAGATAGAACACTATGAAACTATCGAATCAGAAAATAAAGTAAATTTTTGGTAAATTTTAACAAAACTTTAACATTTTAAATTTTGAATATCTCAAATATTGTTGTATATTTACTATGTAATCAAGATGAGAGATATGACATAATTAATTTATTTAGATAGTGATAAATATTTAAAAAAATATTTAGATAATTAAAATAAATTACGTATATTTGTATAACAAAGGAGGTCTGAGTACCTCGATTAATTAATTAACTAAAGGAAAAGTTATGAAAGAAAACGAATTTTACGGAAATGAATTAATCAACTTATCCGATACGGATGTTGAAAAAACCTACAACCGATTTTATTCCACCTGGAAATTGGCATCGGAAACCAAACAAAAATCAACATTTCAATTTTCATTAAACTTCATCGATACTGGTGTATCTGAACTTATTAAGTTCTATGATAACCCATTGGAGGCTGAGAAATTGAATACAAAACGATTGAGATTGGTTAGACCAAAACAACAAACCAAAGCAGAAAGACAAACTGGTGAATATCAATTAGAACAAATATTTGATATTCTTGATGGTAATACGGCTCCAAATGCACATATTGTCGTGTTAATTGATAAAGAGTTTAATGGATTAATTTATTGTTACGATGGTCAGCATCAAACATTTTCATTTTCAGATACTATTCTTAATAATAAAAAATTCAAATCGGATGATTTGGAGAATGTTATTATCAGACGTGAATCTGATGGATTTGATTTTGAATATTCCAAAGTATGGTCTATACTTAAAGAGTTTTCCGTAAATCTAACACAATCTGAATTTGATATCAATGATATTATTGAATATTACCCAAAGTTTCAAACTTATGTATCTGATACAAATAAAACTAAATTAACCGGTAAGGTTCACTTCACTACATCAAAGGGTGCAAGTACTTTAATGAAAAAGTTGAATGAACACATTTCATCTCACTCAGTAACTCAACGTGTAAAAACTGAATTAGATGGTAGTAAATTAAACTCTTTATTGTATGATGTTGAGTATGAATTAGATAACGAGCGTGGATTACTATCCAATTTAATACCAAATATTCCACTATTTAATAGAACTGGTTTTAATTTCTCAAAATACTTACCAAAGACATTTTCATATGATTTGACTAGTAAAGATTATACTGAAATGAACTATGACCAGTATTTGATTTTTATTAACAACCTTCTTATTTCAAGAATACATTCGCATAATAATGATGGTGTTGTTAGTTATCACTTAGAACCATTAAAGAAAAATTCAATTGAATCAGTTGCTAGAGGATATGGCTCTGGTCCATATTGGCAAAATGAAATGTGGAAAACTTATGGACTGGTTGATAGTGTTAGAGACAGATATTTAAATCTATTTAGTTCATTAGTAATTGAAGATGATAAAACCACAATCCAATATATCCAAAACGGAATTTCTCTTGCATATCATTTTACTAACGTTGATTTTATTAAAAGATTGATGATATTTGATGAAAAGAGAAAAATGTGGGAGCAACAATTCAAAGATGAATTAAGTAATTTGTTAAAAAATGCAAATGTAATTGATTCAGAACAACTAAACGTAGTTGATAAACAACAATATAAGTTAATAAGTTACAATAGAGGGTGTGTAGCTGATTTGAGATTCAGCACACCATATCAACTTATTAATTTATCTCATGTTATATTAGATACTCTACCATCTTCTCAATCGGTTGGCGATTGGGCTAATGCAGTTATGGATGTATTTAACAATAACTTTGAAAAATACTTCTTAAATAATTCAGATAAGTTTGTTGGAGATGAAAAAGCAACTTCATTGAATAGATACAAAGTATTTAATGGTTTGTTTACTACTAAAGCATTTGTAACTGAAGTTAACGAACAAGCATCAGCAACCGATACTTCTTTATGGAGTAGGACTGATTCAATGAAGTATGTTACTGATAAATTAAAGCACACCGATACTAAATTGTATTTGTGTCCAAGTAGTGGTGAGTGGGTAGAAATTGGTAATTATGAAAGTCATCACCTATCATTTAGAAGTAAAAATCCACAAAAAGAATTTAAGTTTTGGTTTCCATTATCTAAAAAGTATAATAACTACATAAGTGATTCATTTGATAGAAATTTAGTTGATGATGGTGGGACATTTGTAGATGCTTGTGATGTTATGATTAAGTTATGTGAAGCGCAGATTAAAAAGTATCAAAAAAGTGATAACCGTGACAAAGTTCTTGATTATCAAGAATCTATTGATACTTTTGTTAAATGGAAAAGGAGAGCTGAATAATGAATTTTTGGGAAGCAATAGATTACAAAAACGCTAGGAAAGTGTTGGTAATACCAAATATTACAAACTCATCTAACATTGAAAAAGATTCATTTATAGATGTAATTTATAATCATATTAAGGCATTGGATAATCATGGTGAATATCATTTTACTGTATTGGTACCAAAGGGTAATGTTACTAAAAAATTAAATACCCTACCTAAACACAATGTAAAGCAAATTGGGATTCATATACCCGGTGATATGATGAATCAACGGGCATTCCCATCGGTTGATTTAATTAAAGTATTAAAGGATACTGAATATGATGTAATATATTCCCATTTGCCTGATTGGCCACAAGTTGGTAGATATGCAAAATTTGGGACTAAAATCATTGGTTATTCTCATTGGTTTGAGGGTAGTAAACACCTACCATGTAATGGGATAGATAGACGAGAAGGTAAAGCAAAATGGATGTGGTTACCTATTGAGTTATTGGGTATTTCGCAAATGGAAACTTGTTATCTAAATACACAAGACCAAAAGAATAGAGTTTTATTGGAAGCAAAGGAAATGTTTAATGATGAATTTGTAAATAAGTTAGATGATATTCTTACTGTCTGGAATTTAGGATTACCAAAAGATAAGATAGTACCAACCCCATCCAATGATAAAAGAAAGATTATTGTATTCAATCATAGACCAGCTGCTTATAAGGGATATCCTAAATTCATTAAATTAATGGAGGAATATTACACTAAACGACAAGATTTTGTGGTTTGGGTACCTCAATTAACTGGAAGGGTTCCTCATTCTTGGATTGATAATACACGAGTACCTAAACATGAATATTACAAACGATTACAAGATTGTACAGTTGGTGTTCAGATGAAACAAACTAATCATGGTTGGTCAGTAAGTGGTACTGATTGTATGATGAATGGAACTCCTATGTTATGGCAATCATCTGATTGTTATAAAGAGATAGACCCTAATGGTTTATTCTTTACAAAGAAAAAAGAATTCTTTGAATTGTTAGATAAATTTTTAGATGATGATATATTTAAAAATGAACAATCTATTAAAGCAATTCAAAGAGCTCATGAGTTATCTTCCAATGAAGATAAAATGATTGTTGAACTTCACAAAAAATTAAGTTAATTGTACAAGAACGTATATTACCAGCGAGAAAAGAATCTTGTCCATCTTTGGGATGATAAGCAAGGTTACAGAACATTTCCATATACTCGATATGCCTATGAAAGAGCAGAACGAGGTGAATATACTACTTTATATGGGGATAAGGTAACTAAAATTCATAGATATAGTAAAGATGATAAAAACTTGTTTGAATCTGATGTACCAGAAACTACAAGAGTTTTAGTAGATATTTATACTGATTCGGATTTACCTTCAGAAGGACATGTTATACTCACTTACGATATTGAGTGTGAGATGACAAGTGGATTGCCAAATCCAGAAGAAGCTACAAACGAATTAACATCAATCGCACTCCATGATTCTGCTACCAATCAATACTGGGTATTGGTAATGGATAAAGACGGGTTAATGGTAGAGAAAACTACTGATAAAGCAATCGTAATTCCATTTAAGGATGAACGAGATATGTTGATGAAGTATTTGGAACTCTACGAAATGATTAATCCAACAATCGTTACGGGTTGGAATATTGATTATTTCGATACACCTATGTTATACAATCGTATAAAACGATTATTAGGTGAGAAACATGCAAATAGATTATCACCAATCGGACAATGTTTCTGGTCTCCTTATCGTAAAAGATATTTTATGGCTGGTGTATCTTATTTAGATTACCTATCCCTTTACAAGAACTTTACCTACTCTGAATTAGATTCATATAGATTGGATTCTATTGCTCAACGAGAATTGGGTAAAGGTAAGATTGAATATGATGGTAACTTGGATATCTTATTTAGAGATGATATTGAAAAATTCATTGAGTATAACTTAGTGGATGTTGAATTGGTAGTTCAGTTTGATGAAAAATTACAATTCATTGATACTGCTCGTGGTATCTGTCACGCAGGACATGTACCTTATGAAGATTTTGTTTATTCATCAAAGTATCTTGAAGGAGCAATGTTAACTTATCTTAAACGTAAGAATATTGTAGCACCAAATAAACCAGCAGATAGACAGGAGAGAATGCAAGCACTTCGTGATAATAACGAAGAAAAGTTTATTGGAGCATATGTAAAAGCACCAATCGTTGGTAAGTATGAATGGATATATGATTTGGATTTAACTTCCCTATATCCATCCATTATTATGAGTATTAATATCTCACCAGAAACGAAAGTTGGTAAGATTAAAGATTGGGATGCACAGAAATTCATTAAAGGTGAAGTTGATACTTATTATATCGGAGAAGATGCAATCTCCAAAGAAAATCTAAAAGAATATTTAGATAAATCTAAATTCTCAATAGCATCAAATGGTGTATTATACCGAACCGATGTAGTTGGGTGTATTCCTGATATATTAGATACTTGGTTTAAACAAAGGGTAGAATTTAGAAAGTTAGAAAAACAATATGGGGATAGTGGTGAAAAAGAGAAATACGCTTTTTACAAAAAAAGACAGTTGGTACAAAAGATTCTTCTTAACTCTTTATATGGGGTGCTTGGTCTTCCTGCCTTTCGGTTCTATGATGTTGATAATGCTACCGCTGTTACCACAACCGGTCAGACGGTTATTAAAAGCACGGCTGATATGGCTAACATCAAGTACAACAAGGAGTTGGGTACTCCTGATGCTGACTCTAACATATATATTGATACTGATTCTGTATTCTTTTCCGCAGCTCCTCTCTTAGACCATAGAATTCCAAATTGGAAAGATAACGAACAAGATGTTATCGCTGGTTATGTAAATGATATAGCAGGTGAGATGCAAGATTATCTAAATAACTTTTATAATATTCTTGCCAAAAAAGTTTTCAATATAGATAAACATAGATTGGAGATTAAAAAGGAATTCGTTTCTAAAGCTGGTATATGGATTGCAAAGAAAAGATACGCACAATGGATTATTTCAGATAATGGTGTACCTGTTGATAAGTTAGATGTAAAGGGATTGGATGTTGTACGTTCATCATACCCAGCCGCTTTTAGAAAGTTTATGAGTGAAGTTCTGATTGAAATCCTAAGAGGTGATACTGAAGAACAACTTACCGATAAAGTTCATGCATTCAAAAAAGATTTGGTAAACATGGATGTTGTTAAGATTGCAAAAGCTGGAGCAGTTAAAAACTTATCAAAGTACATGCCTAAGAAAAAAGACCAAACGGCAATGTTCCAATTTGCTAGTGGTACACCCGCACACGTAAAAGCATCAATCGCATATAATCAATTATTAAAACACTTTGGGGTTGAAAATCAATTTGAACCTTTAAAGGATGGTGATAAGATTAAGTGGGTATATCTTAAACAAAATCCATTTGGATTAGATGCAGTTGGTTTTAATGGTTATAATGACCCACCACAAATCATGGATTTAATTAAAACTTATATTAATCATGATAAAATCTTTGAACGAGAGTTATTAAAGAAACTTGAAGATTTTTATGGAGCATTGGATTGGGGTGATGTTATGAGTGACCAAAAGACAGCAGAAAAGTTTTTCTCCTTTTAATTTGGATAATCCAAATAAATTTCTTATCTTTGTATGACAATATGTCAGGTTACCCACTTGTGGTACTGATATTGAACATACAATAACATATAATAATAAATAAAAATAACATGAACAAGACAAATTTTAGTAACAAGGAAATTAAAGATATAGCAGATTTTGCTATGAACAACAAAGAGTTCCAAAAAGAACAACAGGAATTAACAGATAGTATTCTTGAAATGGTTAAACAAAATAGAGTAAGATAGTTATGGCAACAAAACAATTAAAGTTTGATGTAGAAGCGAGGGAATCCTTGAAACGAGGATTAGATACTTTAGCAGATGCAGTAAAGGTTACATTAGGACCTGCAGGTAGAAATGTTTTATTACAGAAAGGAACTGGTTCACCTCATATTACAAAAGATGGTGTATCGGTTGCAAAAGAAATCGAGTTAGAAGATATATTTGAAAACATGGGTGCACAATTGGTAAAGGAAGTTGCATCTAAAACCGCAGATTCTGCTGGTGATGGAACAACAACCGCTACTGTTCTTGCACAAGCAATCGCAACTGAAGGATTCAAACGAGTTGCAATGGGAACAAATCCTATTGATTTAAAACGAGGAATTGATAAGGCAGTAAAAGTAGTAGTAGATGGATTAAAATCTCAAGCAATTGTGGTTGGTTCTAATAAAGAGAAAATCAAACAAGTTGCAACTATTTCTGCTAACAACGATTCTACTATTGGTGAGTTAATTGCAACTGCTTTCGAGAAGGTTGGAACAGATGGTGTAATCACAGTTGAAGAATCCAAGGGAATAGAAACTTCAATGGAATTGGTAGAAGGAATGCAATTCGATAAAGGTTATCTTTCCGCACACTTCGTAACTGATACCGAGAAAATGAACGCGGTGATGGAAAATCCTTACATCTTATTATATGATGGTAGAATTTCTTCTATGAATGATGTTCTAACTCTATTAGAGGGGGTTTCTCAACAAGGTAAACCATTGGTAATCATTGCAGATGATGTTGAAGGAGAGGTTCTTGGAACACTTGTGGTAAACAAACTCAGAGGAACTCTTAATGTTACCGCAGTTAAAGCTCCTGCTTTCGGTGATAGAAAGAAAGAAATGATGAGAGATATTGCAATTCTAACTGGTGGAACATTCATCACTTCAGAATTGGGTATGAAGTTAGAAGAAGTTACTATTGACCAATTGGGAACTTGTGAGAAAATGACAATCGGTAAAGAATCTACTACTATCGTAAACGGGTCAGGTTCAGCAGAACAAATTACTGAAAGAATCAACCTTATCAAAGGACAGATTGAAAATACAGATTCTGATTACGATAAAGAAAAATTACAAGAAAGATTATCTAAACTCGCTGGAGGTGTTGCAGTACTTTACATCGGAGCTGGTTCGGAAGTAGAAATGAAAGAAAAGAAAGATAGAGTAGATGATGCACTTCATGCAACTCGTGCAGCAATCGAAGAAGGTATTGTTGCGGGTGGTGGTACCGCTCTAATCAATACAATGAATTCAGTAAAAGAATTGTTGAGTAAATGTGAAAATGATGAAGTAGATGGAATTGAAGTAGTTTTTCGTTCATTGGAAGCACCATTAAAACAAATACTCAAAAACGCAGGAATCGAACCAGGTGTTATCTTACGAGATATTACAAATGGAAAAGGATTCGATGCAAGAAAAGAAGAATTTGTAGATATGTTCGAGGCTGGTATTATTGACCCAACCAAAGTAACAAGAACCGCAATCGAAAACGCTTGTTCAGTAGCATCTATGATTCTAACTACCGAATGTATGGTAGTGAATAAACCAGAACCCAAACCATCATCATTTCCAATGATGCCGGGTATGATGTAATAAATAAATCTAAAAAGATTTGGAACCCAACAAAGTATTTCGTATCTTTGTATGAACAAAATAAATAAAGTTATATTAAATTTAAATTATGGAAAAACAAAAATTAGATGGTTTCATCAATCGATATAATCTCGGTGGTGAAGTAGAATCGGTTATGATTAAATCAGAAGGTACAAATCTTACAGTTCGTATGATATCTGATGACAAGACACTTTTAGGTGATGTATCTGTTGCAGATATGGAATTCCCAAATGGTGAATTCGGTATTTACACAACTTCTCAGTTAAAAGGGTTGATGAGTGTATTGGATACTTCAATTAAAGTAGAAGAAACACCAGGTGCACTTAAATTCTCGGATAAGGGAACTAAGATGCAGTATATGTTGGCAGCACCTTCAGTTATCCCAGCGGTACCTGATTTGAAAGCATTACCACCATTTAATGTAGATGTTACATTGGATGATGAGTTTATAAACAAATTTATCAAATCTAAGGGAGCATTGGCAGATGCTGATACATTTACATTTACCTGTAAGGATAATAAAGGAGAAATCATTTTAGGGTATTCTTCAATTAACTCTAACCGAATTTCAATCACTGTTGATTGTACCTGTGATGGTGATGTTGAACCAATTCAATTCTCAGCAAAATACCTTAAAGCAATCTTAGTTGCTAATAAAGGTTCAAATACTTCATCCTTGAAGATTTCATCTCAAGGGTTAGCACATCTTGCATTTACAGAAGGTGATTACGTTTCTAATTATTATTTAGTAGAGATTAAGTAATATGAGTTTTTGGGAAACAGAATCAGCTAAACCTGAATTTATATTCGAAAATGAGAAGAAAAAACTCATTGAGAATATGGATTACCTTATGACAATGACTGTTGAAGAACAGACATTATATAAGAAGTGGGTTGAATTGCAAGAAGATTCTATGATTCGTGATAAATCCACGATTGCATCCCTTTATGATTTACAATGGAAACCAACTGATATAAACAATAAGGAGTTAACGATTCAAGAAATTGAATCGTTAGACCCCTATGTTGAAATAGTTGATGATGCCGCTGCATCAACAAAGTGGACCCATCTTCGTAGAATGATTCATACAATGAGTTGGACTGCTAACCCAGGTCGTAATGTTAAAATTACAATCAAGGATAGAACATCAGGTAAATTATTAGGATTAGTATCACTTGCTAGTGATGTTACATCAATGGGAGTTAGAGATAACTACATTGGTTGGACTAAAGATGATAAATTTAAGAAGGGTAAGTTGAATTATACAACTATCGCTTCTACAATTGTATGTACCCAGCCATTGGGATACAACTTTTTAGGTGGTAAACTTACCGCAATGATGACTACTGTACCTGAAGTTAGAAACTTTTGGAAAGAGAAATATGGACAAACTCTAATTGCAGTTGGTACAACTTCTCTTTATGGAATTCATTCTCAGTACAATGGTATTCCTCATTTCAAAACTTTAGGTGAATCCGCTGGTAAAATATCATTAAAACCAGATGATGAATTTTATGACCCTTGGCATCAATGGTTAAAAGAAAATCGTGCTGATTGGTATAAAAGTGCCATCACTAACGAACGAATCCGTAATGGTAAAAGTATGGGTACTGGTGAAGGTGCTAGTGGACCTGTGAGTGGTATTAAACAAAAAATCCTTGGGCAGATATTCAAAGAGTGTGGTATTAAACAATCCGCATATCACCATGGATTTAAACGTGGAGTATATCTTGCAATGATGTACGAAAATGGACCAGAGTTTCTTCGTTCTGAAATAGAAGAAGATAAATTGGTTATGAAGAAAAAGTTTGAAGAAGGTACTGGTTACATCAATAAGTGGTGGAAGAGGCAAGCAATCAAACGTTACTCAAAACTACATGATGAGGGTAGGTTGAAACCAGACCATTTGTATTATATAGATGCAATTGGAATGAGTTGGGAAGAAATGAAACAAAAATACCTACAAGAAGTAGGAAGATAAACAATAAATTATGAACTTACAAGAAGTATGTGCAAAGTACAGAATTTCAGATGCATATCTGAATTCAAAAGATGATGGGTTATTAGTGGCAGCATCATCTATTCAAGATTTAATTAACGAAATCAATACATCGGCAATTCGTGGTATTGATGAAAATAGAAAACAATCCATCGTAACAAAAATGGAAAAGTTAGTAGATTTTCTTAAAGATGTAAAAAATTCAGGAGTATAATATGGCATTTTTTGAACAAACCCAAGAAGAAAAAGTGGATAACTCCCTTTGGGTGGAATCATACAGACCCACCAAGTTAGAAGATTATGTAGGTAACGAACATTTAAAATCTAAAGTAGAGGGTTACTTAGAAACGGGTGATGTACCTCATCTTTTATTATATGGTAGAGCAGGTACCGGTAAAACTACATTAGCTAAACTAATTGTTAAATCGGTTGATTGTGATTATATGATTATAAACGCATCATCTGAAAACAATGTAGAAACAGTTCGTAACAAAGTTACTAACTTCGCATCATCACAAGGATTTAAGAAATGGAAGATTATCATACTTGATGAGTTCGATTACATGACTCAAAATGCACAAGCTATCCTTCGTAACTTGATGGAAACGTTTAGTGGACATTGTAGATTTATTTTAACTTGTAACTATGTTGAGAAAGTAATTGACCCAATCCAATCTCGTTGTCAATCATTTCAGATTGTACCTCCAACTAAAAAAGATGTAGCAGTTCAGATATCCAAGATACTTACAAAAGAAGGTATCGAATTTGAACCTAAAGATTTGGTACCAATTATAGATGCAGGATATCCTGATATTCGTAAAATAATCAATACCTGTCAATTAAATTCTAACAAAGGCAAACTTCAAGTAGATACCAAAGATTTATTGGAAAATGACTATAAGGTAAAGATATTGGAACTTCTTAAATCCAAAGATGACCCAAGAAATCGTTACATGAAATTAAGACAAACTTTGATTGATAGTAAAGTAACCGATTTTACAGATTTGTTTACACTACTTTATGATAAAGTTGATGAGTTTGGTGGTGATAATATTGGTAATGTTATAATTGCATTATCACAAGGACAGACAAACCACTTCCATTCAATTGATAAAGAGATTGCAATGGCTGTGTGTTTAACTGAAATTAACAGAATGATATAATGGCAGCAACCCTATTTGACCACATAAAGGCAATTACCAATACCCAAGACCCTAAGTATTGGGATAAGTTAGATGAAAGTGATAAGAAAACTTGGTCTAACTATATGGTATTTCGTTTCCTTTCTATGAATCCAGATTGGGTAGAAACCATCGCTGCATTACAACCAGCTTTACAAGAGGTACCACCTAAAGCACTTTATCTTGCTTTAATAGATTTTTTACCAAAAGGTAGACAGTTTTTAAAGTATATGAAACCAGCAACTGCTGATAAATATGAAAAATGGTTGGTAGAATTGGTTGCAAAACATTATGAGGTTTCTTTAACCGATGCACATGAATATACAAAAATACTTTATTCAACCAGAAGTGGTAAAGTACGAATTAAGGAATTGTGTGAAGATTATGGAACTGATAAAAAAGAAATAACTAAGTTAAAATTAAAGTTATGACAAATTCGGAAATACGTAAGTTAATGGAAATTCAATACCTTAAAGGTAGATTAGATGAGTTGTATAAATCATACACACCAAGTAAGCAATCTCATAACAATCGTGTAGTGGATGTTAGAATTTCTAAATACGAAGATAAACTTAAAGGGTTAGATGAAATTGCGTTTCATCTTTATCAAGTTGAACGAGAAAATCAAAGATACTCAAAATATAAAGGTAAACAAAAGATGACAGAATTGTTAGAAGAAGTTTTACCATTTATTAATGATAATGAACTTGTAAAAAAGATTGAGAGTCAACTAAACACTTATAAATAAAAAATTACAATTTCTTAACATTTATTTTTAAAATATACCATAGTTATTAAACGATGAAAAAAGTTTACACTAAAAATCTATACGATTATATAAACAACGAAAGTTGTAATACTACACTTACTCCCAATTTTGGGAAATTTACACAAACAAGTACAAACGATAAATTAGATAATGATGAATAATTTTAGACCATTAGGTGATAGAGTTTTGGTAAAAACAGAATCACATACAGAAAAAAAATCAAGTGGTGGGATTATCTTAAATGATTCTGTAATGCGAGGTCAACTCGTAGAAGGAAAAGTAGTTTCGGTAGGAGCGGGTATCTTTTCTCAAACAGGTGATAAGATTCCCATGACAGTAAAAGTAGGTGATACTATCTTATTTAAAAAAGATGGTGGAGGTGAAACAATAAAATTAGGAGGTGAAGAATTTATGTTATTTAGAGAACATGAATTGATAGGTATCCTTTAACCGAATACCTTGGGCATGTAGGGGTGCTCATTGTATATTACACAATTAATTTAATTTAAACAGAAATTTATTATGAAAAGACTATTATTAGTTGGATTAATGATGTTATCATCATTTATGACTTTCGCACAGATTAGTGGGAAAGTAGTTGATTCCAATAGTAATGACCCATTACCAGGTGCAACCATTCTCGTTAAAGGAACGAATGATGGAGTTGTAACTGATTTTGATGGTAACTTTACTATTGATTCAGCAACCGCAGGAAACACACTTGTGATTTCGTATCTTGGATACTTGACACAAGAGGTTACTGCAAAACAAGGAATTACAGTTTCCTTAGTATTATCAGCAGAAACATTAGATGAGGTTATTCTCACATCTGGTGTAATTGATGTTGCGAAAGAACGAGTAACTCCAATTGCAGTATCATCTATTAAGGCGAGTGAGATTGCACTCAAAGTAGGAAACCAAGAGTTTCCTGAGATTATGAACCGTACTCCTGGTGTGTACGCAACGAAGCAAGGTGGGGGTTATGGTGATTCTCGTATCTCACTTCGTGGATTTGACCAAAGAAACACTTCATTCCTTATCAACGGACAACCTGTCAACGACATGGAAAATGGATGGGTTTATTGGTCTAACTGGCAGGGTTTAACAGATGTTGCTAGTGGTATCCAAATTCAGAGAGGTTTAGGAGCTTCTCGTCTTGCAGTTCCTTCAGTTGGGGGAACTGTTTCTATTTTTACCAAAACTGCTGATGTGGCCGAGGGTGGTTCACTTACACAAACAGTTGGTAACGATGGATTCCAAAAAACTGCTGTTGTTTATAATAGTGGTAAAAATGAAAATGGATGGGCATCATCTATCTTATTATCAAGATGGCAAGGTGATGGATACATCTATAACACAAGTGGTGAAGGTTTAACTTACTTCTTCGCATTGGGTTATGCACCTGATGATTCGAAACACTCACTAAACTTCTCTTTCTTAGGAGCTGGACAATGGCACCACCAAAGAGATGTTTGGGTTTCTATTCGTGATTACCAAAACTTCGGTGAAGCAGGTATTGATAGAAGATGGAACTCAAATGGTGGTGTTCTAAATGGTGAAGAATACAACCTTCGTAGAAACTTCTACAACAAACCACTTGCTACTATTAACTGGGATTACAAAATTTCAGATAATGTAACACTTGCAACCTCTTTATATGGTTCAGCAGGTCGTGGTGGAGGAACTGGTCCTCGTGGGAACAACTATCGTAACAGTGCCCTTGACCTTTTACCTTTCCGTAAAGACTTAACAGAACATTACTTAGAAAATGGTAGAGGTTCTCGTTTAGCAAATGGATTTATTGACTTTGATGCAGTAGTTGCTGCAAACCAACAATCACCTTCTCCTTACACTGGTGATATTGGTAGAGGTCAATACGATGGATTACTTATTGGTTCAAATGGTTTCCGCGAAGATGGAGTATCTCGTGAAGTTCTTGTTCGTAGAGCTTCAATGAACTCACACGATTGGGTTGGTGCTATTTCATCATTAGATATCCAAAGCGGTAAGTTCAAGTATTCGATTGGTGTAGACCTTCGTTCTTATACAGGTTACCACTATCGTGTTCTAAATGATTTACTTGGTTTAGATGGTTATTACTCAACTGGTAATAAGAACTCTGCTGGTCAAATCATTGAAACAACTGTATCTGCTAATCCATTCCGCGATACTGGTATTCGTGGCCCAAAGATTGATTACTACAATATTGGTAAAGTTGGATGGCAAGGTGTTAATGGTTTAATCGAGTATAACGATGAAGAAAAACTAACCGCAGTATTACAAGGTGGTTTATCAAACCAAGCTTTCCAAAGAATCGATTACTTTGACCAACCAGGAAATCCTATTTCTGAAACTCAGAACCAAGGTGGTGGATATGTTAAAGGTGGTGCAAACTACAACTTTAACGAAAAATCAAATGTGTTCTTTAACACAGGTATCATTTCTCGCCAACCTTTATTCGATGCTGTATTCCCTAACTACGCAAACGTAATCAATACTGATTTACAAAATGAGGAGATTCGTTCAGTAGAACTTGGATATGGATACACATCTCGTAAGTTAGATGTTAAAGTGAATGCTTACTCTACAACCTGGGGTAATCGTTTCGTAACTCGTTCATTAACTAACCAACAAGGTGTTGATGGATTCGCTCAGTTCCGTAACATTGATGTATTACACAATGGAGTTGAGGTAGAAGGAGAATTTCGTCCAACTAATCGTTTAACACTTCGTGGTATGTTATCAATCGGTGATTGGGAATATACTAAAGATTTCGAAGCAGAGTTATTCGATGAGAACCAACAATCTATTGGAACTGGAACACTTTATACCAAAGGTGCTAAAGTTGGTGATGCTGCACAATTCACTTCATTTGGTGAAATTGCATATCGTTTAGGAAAACTAAACCTTGACTTTGGATATCGTTTCGTAGATGGTCTTTACGCAGATTACTCTATTACAGATTCAGCTTTCACACAACCAGACAACGATGGTGCCCTTAAACTCCCATCATTCGGTTTAGCTGATTTAGGTGCTACTCTTTACTTAGGTAAGTTTAGTGCTCGTGTAAACATCAATAACTTATTTGATACAGTTTACATCGCTGAATCAAACTCTAACATCCATGCTACTGCAGGTTCAACAACTTGGAATGGTATTGATGTAAATAATTCCGTTTGGTTTGGATTTGGAAGAACTTGGAACGCTTCATTGAAGTATAGATTCTAAGATAATTTATATTTAATATAAGAGGGGGAGGATAACACCTCCCTCTTTTTTTATAACAAAGTTA